AAGTCCAAGGAAAAGAAAGCACAGATATACCAGATGTTGTTTTTGAAAACATCTTAAATGAATTAAAAAAAGAGAAAATCACCGATACAAAAACATTAACATATAAAACAATGCGATGTATATTAAAAAAATTAAAAATTAATAAATATTACGAACATATCAATTATATAATCAATCGTATAAATGGCGTTCCTACACCACAATTTTCACATGAATTGGAAGATAAATTATGTCAAATGTTTAAAGACATTCAAGGACCTTTCTTAAAACATTGTCCCAAAGAACGTAAGAATTTTCTTTCATATAGTTATGTTTTGTATAAATTTTGCGAAATATTAGGTTATACTGAATATCTCAAATATTTTCCATTACTAAAAAGCCGCAGTAAAGTTGCAAATCAAGATTTTATTTGGCGTTGTATATGTAAAGACCTGGATTATCCAATTATTCCAAGCTTATAATTCTAACATTTTTTTAAGCAATTATCAGAAAAATGCATTTGACCTCATTGGTCTTTTACTTGCTTGTTGTTGTACATGTGATAGTGATAAAAACTATTATATCATTGGCGAAATTGTTTCTAATAATGCTAAAACACATGAAGCGACTAAACCTAATGTAACTGCTTCTAATATTGTTAATTTCATTTTTGTTGGTAAAATTAAAGCAATAATTGCCACGGCAAGCCCTTCTATAATTAGTTTAATTATTTTAATATTTAATTGATTTAATTTTAACTCATTTTCCATTTTTATTTTATATAAAGATAAAATAATTATTCATTGTAATATAGAAATGGATGAAAGTTTTGTATCTGTGGAAAAAGTAGATTATTTAGAAGAGGACCAACCTATTCGTAATCAGAATTTCTTTTGTGTATCGTTCATATCACCTGAAGATGTGATTAAAAATAAAGAAGTTTTTTATTTTAAAAAATTCTTAGAAAACTTCGGCGTGGATATGAAAAACATGCTTAATTCTTTAAAAGAAAAGTATCCAGATGAAAGTGGATTATTAAAAACGATTGAAGACAATCATAATTACATTTTTAATTATAATGAAATGGATGAACAATATAATTTCTTTAAATCGAAGAACGATGAAGAAATTGAAAAGGACTATCATAAAGACCAGAAATTTCAAACAACTATTCGTGGATTTAAAGTGCGTGGATGCTATGATACAGTAGAAGAAGCAAAGAAACGTTGTGATGTTCTTAAAAAGAAAGACCCTAATTTTAACATTTTTGTAGCATCAGTTGGTGCATGGTGTCCATTTGCACCCAATGTAAATGATATTGAAGACCAAAAATGGAACGAAACTCAGCTTAATACTCTTATGATGAATTATAAAAAAAATAAAGAAAGCAAAGACGAGGTCTTCCAAGAAAGACGCGATGCGAATGTAGCTTCTACTTCCAAAACATTTGATGCAATTTCAAAAAATGTAGAAACCGAACCCACAAATGAAGTAGAATAATTTATATAAGTTTATTCGTATCCTTGTCTCTTTTCTTACGTACTGAAGTAGGATATTGAGACAATGGTCTTCCCTGTGGGAACATAGCTAACCTAGCTGCATACATATCAGATATTTCTATTCCTTTCATTCCAGAACATACTTCTTGAATACATTTTTCATTTGTTTCTTTATTACAATCATTATCAGTTGTGCAAGGAGTTGTAAAACGCATTTTTTTTTGTTTAACTTTGGCATCTTTAACAAATGGTATTTTTAATTCATCATTATGTGTCTTAAGTAATTCCGCTGTTGGATTTTTTTTTTCACGAGAAGATATTGATTTTAAAATGAATTCAAATGAATCTGGATCCATTGTTTGATATTTTTTTATAATTTCTAACGCCATATCTATTTCTTGTTTTTTGGTAGCATCATTTTTAAATTGACAATAGTATAAATATTCAGCTCTTATTGTAGCTTGTTCTGTAATTTTTTCATCTTTATTCTCTTGCGTTAGCATGTTAAATACTGTCATATATATATTGTCCTTATCTTCAGTTTGTATTTTTTGTAAAACACTCTTTATCTTATTCCAATTATTATCGTCACGATTATTTATTAATTTAGATAATAAAATCTTAGTTTTATCGATTTCATTTATGTAGTATTTTATAAATCTAAAATTATCTTTTTCTGTTTCAATATCTATTGTATCTTTGTTATATTTTATATATTTTTCTGCATTTTTTATAGAATTCGCATTGTTTATATAATACATATTATCTTTAATTAATTTTGTTAAATTTTTTTTCAATTCTTTTTTTTTTTCGTTAATTTTTTCATCTAATGCTTCTTCTTTTTTACTTATTGGCATTTTTTCATCGAATGATTCGTTTGTATTACTTCTTTGTCTTTTTAAGATACTGTGATTTTTATACATACTTCCTTTTTACTTTAACACTTATCTATTAAATTTAACATATATTCTAAAGATTTTAAATGTTTTTTCTTTTTTTCAATCATATTATCACTATACGGTCTTTGTGATAGTGCCATTTTAGATTTGTTTGAAATTACAATATCATGGCTTTTTGCTTTTGTCATTATTCTTTTATTAATACAATTTATTTAAAAGTATATCATTTTTATAATTTTTGATTACTTGCGAATTTGTCCTCTTCTAATAAACATTTTTCAATTGGAGAAATTATATTTTTTTTACTGTAATATTGACTTTCTTTTTAATTAATAAATTTGGGTCATATTTTTCTTCATCATCTTCTTCTTCGTCGCCACGCATTGCTAATTTTTGGTCATTAATTGCTTGCAAATCCCATAAATCACTTCTACACATTTTAAAATTTTTATCTTCTGCTTTATACCAAAAAACCTGATCTTCTATTTTATTGCTTTGAATTTTATTATTAATGACCAAACATTCATAATTTTCAGTGCAAGAATCCATAACAGTTTTAAATATTTCAAAACTTGGAAACATACCCGCATAATGCTCGTAAATCCTTTGCTTATTTTTAATAATGTTATCTCGAAATATAAAAATGTAATCAATGTTTGAACGTAAATGAGGGGGTATTCCTAAAGGAAACTGCATGGTAATTAAAAAGAATATTTGATAATGTCGACCATTCATAAAACAACTTTTAATATTTACATCTTTTGTCCAACTATTATCATATAAACAATCATCCAAAATTAAAAATGCTTTTGGATCAATGGTACTATATCCATTCTTGTCTTTGTCTTTGTTTACTTTGGCATTAATATTTTTTTGCCTATCCATAAATTTTTGTAGTATTTGGGGCGAATAATCATCATGAATTAACATTTTAGGCACAAAACTTTCAAAATATTTATTCGCTATCTCTGTCGGACTTATTACCATTCCGATAGGTATATTTTTATGATAGCTTAAAATGTCACGCATACAGTAACTTTTCCCAGTCGCTCTTTTCCCAATAAAACAGCATACGGCTTCATGTTTAATAGAGCTTGGGTCAAATTTTTTTAATTCTAATTTCATATTATAATAGATTGAATTATTAATAAAAAGTTAAAAATGACACAAATTATATTTATTCAAATATAATATAATGACAGAAGAATGGAAAGTTATTGAAAATTATGAAAATTATTCAGTTTCTACTTTTGGAAACATTTATAGTAAACAGTCTAAAAAAAATATAAAAGGAAGCAATAAAAGTCGGTATATTTCAGTTACATTTTATAATGTAACTCAATTAAAAAAAGTATCAATTGCCGTTCATAAATTAGTTGCACAAGCATTTATTCCAAATCCGGATAATAAAGCATATGTTGATCATATTAATGGCGATAAATATAATAATCAGATTACGAATTTACGATGGGTAACTCATTCTGAAAATATGTTAAATCCTATTACAAATGAACAACGTTCCAAAACAAATAATCAGGGAACAAAAATTCAATATATAGATAAATTCAATACAATTACAATTTATAATTCTCTCGATGAAGCAGAAAAAGGATTACACATATCAAGATATCAAATTACAAAAATACTTAACAATCAATTTACAACTGAAAATGATAATCCATTTCGTATGATTTATATTTATGATAAAAATAATAATTTTCTAGAAAAATATAAAACTCAAAAAGAGATTGCCACTAAATATAATATTGGAGATAGAACAATTCTTCAAATTTGTAAAAAAAATTATACAATTACAAAACATACAAATAAAATTATTCAAGATTTTGTTGAAAACTATATTTTGGAATATGTAAATGACTTACCAAACATTAAAGAAATGGTTAACAAATATGAAGATGAAGAATGGAAAATCATTACAAATGAACCCACTCATAAAATATCAAATTATGGAAGAATATTGAATATTGAACGTGATAAATATTTGGACGGATGCATCCAAGACAAATATACGCGTTGTATTATTAATCTAACTACATATGCTATTCATCGTTTGGTTGCACTACATTTTCTGGATAGTCCAACAAATACAGACGATATTGTTATTCATATTGATAAAAATACTCTTAATAACAAAGCTACCAATTTAAAATGGACTACACTTCAACAAAATGTTCAAGAATTTAAAGGAACTAAACCAATTCTAGACAATAAAAAACATTGTGGTAGATGTCTAACATATAAACCTTTTGACCAATTTTATAGTGATATTTCGAAAGAAAATAACTTAAGTTCGAATTGTAAAGAATGTATGCTTGCAAAAGTTCAATGTGAGTGTGGTAAAAATGTTGCAAAAATTTCTTTAAACAAACATATGCTTACTCAAAAACATTTGGACATAAT